ACTTAGGTTCAATTGAGGCATTCAATAAACAGTATGGAAATGAATTCGTTTCTAGTTCAAATCTACTATTAGACCCTGTAGATATGAAGAAGATGAGAAAGCGAATGAAGCCGTATGTCTATCATGAATTCGATGAGTTCGACTATATCTCTATTGACACAAAAGGTTTCTTAGAATGGTCTCCAGATTTTGATATTGACACATGTAAAGATAAAGAGAACTTCTGGTTATTTTCAGTAGATATTGCAGAAGGTAACGGCGGTGACGCATCGGTAATTAATGTATTCCAGGTCGATCCAATGAATAAGGACGAAATAAAGAATGTGGTTAATCCTGGTGCGATGTATGATTTCTTTAAATTTACTCAAGTTTGTAGATTTAGATCGAATGAGCATGTAATTGAAGATTTCGCAAAAGTACTATATACATTAGCAGTCGACATATTCTATTCAGAGAACGTAAAGATGATTGTTGAATATAACACTTATGGTACTGTACTGTTTAACTATCTAAGACAGATATTTCCTCAAAGAAATGATTTTGATGATGAAATGGTAGTTAAATTTAAGCATAGACATGATGGAAGGGCATTAAAACCAGGTATTAAACTAAAATCTGACAATAAAGCTATATTCTGCCAGAATTTTGCTAAGTTATATAAGATAAATAGATTAGATTTAACTGATGAAGTAACAGTAACAGAGGCATCCTTATTTGGAACACTGCCAAATGGTAGTTATGGGGCTCAAATGGGTAATGACGATGTGATTATGACATGTATTACTGCTACTGAATTTTTTAACACGACAGACTATGCAGATTTTGTAGAGGAGCTTCTGGATTTCATAGATCCAGACCTCCACGATGAGATGGAAAAGATACTATTTAAAGATAATGACCAAGCTGGAGATTTACAATATGATATTTATGACCTATTGAAATAAATTTGCAAAAGCATAGGGATATATAATAAAAGAATTAAAAAATAAAAACGAACAACTATGGCATTAAGTCCTCAATTATTACAGTTCAAAAGCTCAGGCGTATATCGTCTGGAGTTTGACAAGTCACAAACCGTAAACATCCCTGCGGAAACTATTAGATTGGTTGTAGGTAGATCTAAAAAAGGTCCTTACAATACTCCAGTATTAGTAGAAGATATAGAGCAGTTTACACAAGTTTTCGGTGGAATCGACAAGTCTTTAGAAAAGAAAAATATGTTCTTCCACAGATCAGCGATTGAATGTTTATCAAGAGGTCCTATCTTAGCGATGAACTTAACTACTGCAGATGACAATGATAAAGTATCATTAGTTTCTCCAGCTACAAACTCTGGTGTAGAAGGTTTACAATCAGTTCCTGCGAACAATTTACCTCAAAACAGAGTTCTTAAGAAGTATTCAGAAGTATTTGATACAGACAAGTTCTGGACTCCTTCTGATCTTAAGTTATTAGAAGCTGCAGACCAAGATACAAATCACGCAATCTCATTTTGTAACATTAAACAAGACCCTATTTCAGTTATCATTAGACAAGCTGGAGATGTAAGAGGTTTTGAAGTACAAGCAAGAGAGTGGTTTGGTGAAGCTAACATTCCAGAAGGAATTGACCCTGCTGAGTACGTATCAGACTACATGGTAGATGTATTCATCTTCAAAGGTAGATTCGATCCAGCTGAATTAAACAACGACCCAACTTACGGAGAGTTCTTTACTTCTAAAGGTTTAGAAAAAGACCAATTAGCTAAATTCGTTGGATTAAGAGAAGTAACATTAGTAGCACAATATACAGGTTCATTAATTCCAGAATTTATGGATAATGAAGGAAGACAACTTTACATCGAGACTCTAATTAATTTAGAAGCTAGAAGAACAGGTTTATTCTGTGCTATTCAAGAAGACGCACTAACACAAATCGATTTAATCGGTAAAGGTTTCAATCCATTCCAAGATTACGAAATACTTTCTCATAGAGTTGAGCAAGTAGTAACTCCAAATAATGTAGATCTTTCTTCATTCAATGGTAAAGTTCAAGTAAATGGAAATGAATTAGAAATTAGAGGTGACCAATTACCTGTAGGTGAAACACTATCAAGTGTTCTAGCTGCATTACCAAACCCAATTATTGTTGGTAAATGGTTAAACGCTGAACAAGATGGAGAATATGTACAAATTACAGATATTCAAAATGTTCCTGGCGCTGCAACTGGTGCAATCCAAGGTAAAATCATCGCAAATGGTAATATAGACCAATCAATCGGAGTATACGAGCACTACGAAGACTCAACTACACCGGCTAGCTGGAATGCTGATGTTCAGGTAAAAGTTAATGAAGACGGTAACTTAGTATTCTCAGCAGCTCCTGATAACTTAGGTGACATCTTCTTCGAGCCAAACGCAGACGGAGGAGTAACTTGGTTATTATCAGAAAACTCTGGTGAGTATTTAGCAATTAATAACATTAATAACTCATACAATGACCCAGAATTCGGAGCAGGTTCTTACTTAGTTTCTCCAGCTGGTTCATTAGGTTTCTCTAGCACTCTAGCAGGAAACGGAACAATTTTAGCTGGTGTACCATTTGGTGGTAAGAAAAGCATTGTAACTGCATCAATGCCAGTTAATAACTTAGAGAAGAATGCAAGAGTATTAGATTTCACACCAGGATGGACAGTAACTAACCCACAGGATGGTACTTTCAAATTCTTTAAAGATACTACTCTTGGAGATGACTTTAACAAAGACATCAAAGTAGGTATGTATGTACCAGGTGAAAATGGTAATCTTTCTAGAATCTTAAAGATTGTAAAAACTGTTAACGGTAATGTAACTAATTACGAATTTACTACAAGTAGAAAAGTAATTGCAGATCCAACATACGCTCTTAAGAGATACGAAGATGCTGCAGGTGTATACAAAATGTTTGCATTCGATGGAGCAACTCAATCTGACAAGAAAATCGGTGGTAACACTGGTCTATTATCAGCAATCAAGCCAGGTACTGGTTTAGGTAATGCATTAGTAGACAAAGATAACATCACTTTCAGATATGTTGTTGATACATTCGGTTCTCTAGAAGATGGCGGAATCTTAAACAAAGAAGAATTAACTTTCTTATGTAAAGAAAGACAAAATGCTTCTGCAATTCTTAACGCACCAATGGTGAAAGAATTAAAAGCTTCTGTTAACCCATCATTCTTAAATGAAATTACTGGAGCATTAGACCTTAACAACGTAGCAACTGGAGGTAACTTGAACTTAAACCCAAGTGCATTATACACTCTACCTTCAATTAACGAAGGAGCTACTTACGGATTCTACTACGGTCCAGGTTTAAATGTTATTGAAAACGGCAGAACTAAGTGTATTCCACCAGCTGCTTATGTTTCTAATAACTACATCGACAAATTCTCTGACGCTCTGCCATGGTCAATCATCGCAGGTCCAAGAAGAGGTGTTGTAGGTGGAACTGGAGTTCAATCATTAGAATTTGCATTCGATAAGAGTGACAGAGACGTACTAGAACCATTCGGATATAACCCAATTGTATTCGAAAGAGGAGTAGGTTTAACAATTAAAGGTAACAAGACTGCACAGCAAGGAATTCAGTCAGCTCTTTCTTCAGCTCACGTGAGAGAAGTATTAATCTTCATCGAAGACGGACTAGCAGAAATCCTTAAGAACTACCTATTTGAGTTCAATAACGCTCAAACTAGATTAGAAATCAAAACTTTAGCAGATAACTTCATGGAATCAGTGAAGAAAGATGGTGGTGTATTCGATTACAGAAACATCATGGACACATCTAACAACACTAACGATGTTATCGATAACAACATGGGTATCTTAGATACGTTCGTTGAACCAGTTAAAGGCTTAGAGATTCTAGTATCGAGAGTAACTGTACTTAACACAGGTGAAATTGCATCAGGAAACTTTGCGTAAAAAACGAGAATATATAAACTAAATAAAGAAAATAAACGATATGGCTTTACCACATTATTCAGAAGACCAAACAAGTAGAAAGGGTAAGAACTTTGAACCAGTACAGGCTAACTTATTCGAGGTAACTATTTTACCTCCGGATGCAGTGACTGGACAGGAGCTTTTCCTTCAACATGTTAATTCTATCTCAGGTTTGGAAACACTTCATAGAGAGGTAGCAGCTATCGAGCAGAAGTATAAGTTCTCAACAAGATCTTACGCTGGTATGCCAGATAGTACTGCGATTGACGTAACAGTCAATTTCTCATTAAACTTAAACGATTCGAACCAAGCTTACTTATATAAGTCTATGAGACAATGGTACAGATCTCAGTATAATCCTGAGACTGGAGAAATGGGTCTTAAAAAGAACTATGTAGGTACAATCGTAATCGTACAATTCAATAGAGAAGGAGACATCTACAGAAAAGTAACTTTAGATGACTGTTTCATAACTTCAGGTATAGGTTTCACAGGTGAATTAAACTATGAAACTGCAGACGTACAGACTCTGGAAATTACTTGGAGATCTGATGTTTACTCTGAAGAGTTGAACTAAGAATTGAATTAAATTTAATTAAAAAAGAAGGTGATTTTTCGCCTTCTTTTTTTAACCTTAAAAAACATAATATAATATCCTAATAATAAGAGATTATGAGCGATAAACTAACAAAAAAACTTCAGGTACTTTTAACTGAAAATGAGGTTCGCGAAGTCAATCGAGTCATTTTAAATGATGCGCTTGAACAAGAGCAACGCCCCATATCTGTTAGCGCTTTTATTAGAAATTTGATACAAGACGAACTATCTAAAAGAAGCGTAGAGCAGAAATCAATTATTAAACAAACACTTAAAAACCTAAAAGACAAATAATATGAGTGACGAATTAAACAAAATGAACCAAGAGAAGGAAGCAGCTGCTGCAAAAGCTCTTGAAGCTAAAGACAAGGCAAACCAGCCAAAGACTGCAACACAGGAATCTGCTGATGCTATGACTAAAGCTGTTGATTCTACTGGACTAGGTAGAGTTAATATGGACAACTTCGGTCCAGAAAAAGCTAGACCATCTGATGATGTTCTAGGTTGGCATGTTTTAGATTTAATGGACTTACCATCTCAAGGTAAATTTTACCCAGAGAATTGTGTAATCAAAATTAGATCTGCTAAAGCTGCTGAAATTAGACATTTCTCCACTATGGATGAGAACAACTATATCGATATGGAAGAGAAGCTAAATTCGATTGTAGAATCTTGTTCTCAAATGACTTCTGGTAAACAAAGAATGTCCCACAAAGATATTTTAGAAGAGGATAGAATTGTATTGTTACTTTCTATTAGAGATCTTACTTTCCCAGAACCAGAAAATAAATTGATGCTTAAAGGTAAAACTGAACAGTCTAAAAAGTCTGTTGAGGTGGAACTTTCAGTTAAAAATTTAGTACCTTCAGTAATTGATGAGCAAATTGAAGGTTATTATTCTGCTAAGGAAAGAACCTATGTAATTAAGACTAGGTCTGCTGGAACTGTCAGAATGAAACCACCGACAATTGGTATCATGCAAGAAGTTACACAATATCTTAAAGATAAGCAAGAGAAAGATCAAGATTTTGACAGAGCTTTTATCCAAGTTCTACCTTATATGCAAGAGGACTGGAGAGGTCTTAGCCTAAAGAAGATTTTTAACCTTGAGTTAGAATATAAATCTTGGGATGAGAAAAAGTTTATGGTAGTCTACAGATTAGCTGAAAGAATGAAAATTGGTGTTCAAACCAACTTAGAAACTACGTTCGAGGGAGAGACGGTGAAAGCCCCTCTTGACTTCCCAGGTGGTATCAAAAGTCTTTTCATTATTTCAGATCTCGCTGGAGAATTACTTTAAGACTAAGTTCTACCTGGGTATTCATCTTAGGATGCAACCGTCAGAGATCGAAAATATGTACTACTACGAGTATTGGTATTATGTAAAGAATCTGTCGGAATACATCAAAGCTAAGAATAAACAACAGGGGGAGCAACAAGAACAAACGGATAAACAAATGGGGTCGATGAGATCGCAAATGAGTCCGAAGATGCCAAAAGCTCCAACAATCAAGACTCCATCTATTAAGATGCCGAAGATCTAGAGATATATAATATAGTATTAGGGACACCACGGAAGTGGTGTTCCTGTATACTTTAAAAAAATTCTGCAGAACCAATAATGGCATTGAATAAATTCATGCAAAGTATGGGGAGTGCGTTTGACCGTTTAGGTAATCAAAATGACACACTTACCCTAATAGAAGAGAACACTAGACAGACTGCCGAAGCTACTGCCGTTGGTGGTGATTTATACTCACGTATTGATGAATTAACCACTGCAATCACAGATATTACTGAAGGTAAAAGCGCTTCTGGTGCTGGTCAATTCAAACAAGCGTTAGCTTTAGCTATTGTTGCACCTTCTATGAAGCCGATTGGTTTGGGTCTTCAATATGTAGTAGATGCATTAAATGCTCTACCTGATGGTGATGAGGCTGCAAAGAAAATGGAAGCACTTACTGGAGGTCTAACAATGTTAGGCGATATAGGTCTATCCATTCTTAAATTTGCTGGATATATGCTTCTAGCCACACCAATTCTATTACTTACAGCAGCAGTGGCCCCAATTATTGGTCTTGGATTATTCTTATTGGTAAGTGCTGTAATGTTAGCCACAAGGCCACTCGAAGATGAAAATAAATTAAAAGCAATAGAGAGACTACAAGGTGTAGGTCTGGGTATTTTAGCACTCGGAGCTTCATTAGCACTATTCGCTTTAATTCAACCATTTGCTCTGAAAGGTTTATTAGGAGCAGCTCTAATGATTGCAGGTATTGCAGCAGTTTTATACTTTATACCAGAGAAAGCATTAGATAAAATGCAAAAATTCAGTGATTCCATTCTAAACTTTGCTTTAGGTATTGGTGCTACCGCAGCAGTATTTGCAATTATTGGATTTATTGCAAAACCAGTATTTGATGGAGCCTTAGTAGCAATGGGTATTATTGCGGCAATAGGTTTATCATTCTTCCTATTAGACAAGCTTGGAGTTACAGATAGTATTGAAGCCGGAGGTAAAGGTCTGCTATATGCAGCCGGAGCTATTCTAGGATTAGCAATTGCATTAGCTTTATTTAAAGTGATTGCACCACCTTTAGAAGAGTTATTGAATATAGCTCTAGTAGTAGGTGCTGTAGGACTTACATTCGGTTTAATAGGTAAAGTATTTGGAGATAGTATTAGAAAGGGAGCAATTGCATTAGCCTTTGCTGGTCTATCAATTGTAGTTCTAGCACTATCACTTAAAGTATTATCGATGGTAGTAGGTAGTATTTCCGGTGAAGAGGCAGTTAAATCACTCGGAGCCCTACTCTTAATTGGTCTAATTGGTGCAGCATTCTACTTAGCAGGTACTCAGGCTGCGTTTATAGCATTAGGTGCAGGAGCAATGATATTAGTTGGTGTTGCAGTTATTATATTAGCTGCTGGTGTTGCAATTATGGGCAAAGCCATTGGTGATAAAGGTATGCCATTTGTCGGTATTACACTGGCAATTATTGGTGGCCTAGGTTTAGCCTTTGGTTTAGCTGGTGCCGCGGCTCCATTTATTGCGGCTGGTGCAGGAGCTTTAATTCTTGCAGGTGCAGCTTTAATTACAATTGGCGCTGGATTAGTAGTTCTTGGAAAAGTAAACTTCAAGAAAGGACCTTTAGCAATGTCCGGACAAAAAACTTCACCAATAAAAATATTAGGTATTACAGTCTCTAAAGGCGGTAGACCAAAAACTAACATGGAAGTAGCACTGGAAGCAGTAGCTAATTCATTCATGTTAAATCCGATTAAAATCGGTGCAATGTATGCAGGTGCTCCAGCTCTTATATTGGCAGGTGCTGCATTAATTACAATTGCAACAGGTATTAGAAAATTCCAAAGAATTTCAGAATCAGCAGATCTTAAATCTCTTGGAGAGAATGTGAATCTAATAGTATTCGCTTTATCTGATACTTTTGGTAAAATAGGTAAAATGTACCCTGGTGGTAGACAAAGTTTATTCTCATCTATCTTTGGTGGTGGAGGTGGTTCTGCAG